GGTTGCAAAGGTTTTGTCCCCTCTGTAGTAATCCGCTGAAGTTGTGGCGGTTATTGTTGGTTCAACTGCGACATTCCCACTACCCAAAAGCGAAGTGCTATTTACGGTCTTAATGTTTGTGCCTGAAACTAAAGCATCCTGTTTGCTTGTTGCCAAACCTGAATACTGTGAGTTGGTTGCATTGTCACCCGTATTCGTTCCGCTTGTGTTACCAACAACTACTAATTGGGCATCGGTTACATATCTTTTGTCTGTGCTACTTGCGATGTCCGCGGTTGTTGCATCTGCTCCAGCAGTTACCAAACCTTTTGCATCGTAAGTGATCTTCGTTTTGGTTGCACCGGTGATTGATGAATTTTCATCAACTTTGCCATCCAATGCCGTTTGTAGATCAGTTTGGTTTGACAAAGTGCCAGTAACCCCACCCCAAGCAACTGCCGAACTGATGGCAATGTTTCCGCTTCCCAACAAACTTGTGTTGTTGACTGTCTTAATATTGGTACCACTTACCAATGTCGCCTGCTTAGCATCCAAAGCCGTTTGCTGCGCTGAGCTCACGGGCTTATTGGCATCACTTGTGTTGTCGACATTGTTCAACGCCAAACTGCTTTTTAACTGCGTGGGCGTTACTTTCTTTGTGGTGGTTGCGCTTGTATCAACAATAGGCAGAACATCGGCCGCGTTGTCGATGGTCGTAATGGCGGCGAGTTCCGAAATCTTCTGGTCTGGCATAGCCCAAAATTACAAAACACCTACCGCCGACTCGTTAACAAATTAAACGCTGCTAATAATATACCACTGTGCGCCGTCGCTTATAATTGTCTTGCTGCCGTATTGCGAATTGATCGTGGTACTACTAGAGCCGTTTATATTGTATGAGCCGCCGCTTATAGTAACAACGTGGGCACTTGCTTTTTTTAAGAAATAGTATTTTTTGCCCTTGCTCTCGGTGGCATTGGGCAGGTTTACAGTTACATTGCCATCCGTGGTATTGCAAATAATAAGCTCGTAGCCGTTTGTTATCGTGTGCGTGCCTGCTGTGTAGGTTACACTTGCGTTGTGCTCTTGTAAGTGCCATTCAACTTGCTGTGCTGCATCGTCAAATTGCACCATTACCTCGTAACGTGTATTTTGCGTTGGTGTAGTTGCGGGCGCACCGTCGGCATCATTCACTAAATAATTTAATACCAATGCAGGGGTGCGCTGTACAGAATCATTTAGTCGCCCAATCTGATCGTCCATATAATTAACGCGATCCTTTAAACCAGAACCAACTTTTAGCCCTTCGCCCGATGAAGTTAGCCCTGTGTAGATTGGTACCAAGCCTACCCACTCGCCATCCCATTGCTCAGATCGTGCTGTATAAACAGCGCCATTCAATAGCCACTTGTAGTCATCAAAGTAAAGCGATTTGATAGCAGTTAAAGTTCCTGCGTCTGCCCAGGTGCCTCGTATTGTTGGCACAAAATCCTTATACAATCCTGCAATGCCTTGGCCGAGCATTTCAGTAGGCGTGCCGTGTGTTGTGCTATCCCATCCCCCTCGCCAATCGTCTGCAATTACCCACTGGTTGCTTGAGTTGTAAGCGTCTATATTTCCGATAGCGTATTTGCTTGAGCTGCTGTAATACTTTGGCTCTAAAATTATCGGCGTAGAGTTTACACTGTTGGCCGTATCTGGCGTGTAGGTTTCGGTTATGTTGAAAGTAAAATCTGGGTTTTGGTATGGCGAAGCGTCGGCGAATGCTAGCTGTATAGATCCCCAAAATGGTTTATCAAATTCATTTAACGCGCTAGGGTTTCCGAATATATTAAATTTTTGTTTTATTGCTTGCACTTGAATTACTTCGACTTCTAAAATAGTAAAGCCTGCAGGCGGTGTGCTCACTTGCTTATCAAATACAAATGATGTCCAGTTACTATTTTGAAAGTCGTTTGCAATCTCTTCTACAAATGTCGCACCTGGCACAGACGAAGCGCTGACCCATAGCAAAGTATTCAAATCTAATACCCTGTAGCCACTACCGCCATCTCTCAAATATATTTTGATTCGTACTTTTGTCTTATCCTCTGGACCCGTTGGCGAAGTGGTAAATGTATGCCTGCCAAATTTTATAGCAAAGCGGATTCTTAACGGCGCAGCGTCTGGCGTGCTACCAGTTGGCACCCCTGTAAATGTTTTAGCAAATGAAGCGTCTGATTGATTTGCATAAGTTCTGTAGGCCGTGGCCGCAAGCATTCGCTCTGTGTCAATCTGCACGTATTTGGCGGCCGCCTGATAGCTTAGCGATGGCTTGGCTATCCATTGCGGGCGCACATCGTTGCCGAGCGTTACCGTGTGCGTGTAGGTGCCCGTTCCAATATACTGCAACGTGTAGTTATATTGGCGATAGGAAACGGTTGTATCCAAATATTCGGTAGCGCTAACTAGCCAATACTTACCGATTTCTAGGATGAATCGAGCCTGCAAGATTTCGCAAACTTGCTCAAGTGCCGACTTGCAATCCATCATATTGTTTTCAGCATATTGAAAAGCAGCAATGTCGGTAGCTTTGATGTCTTTAAATTGGTCGTAATTGTCTACAAAAGTATTTACATCAACCTGCAAAAGATCAATCCCTTTGCGTGTAGCATCCAAAGAAAACGGCGCAACAGCATCGCGAAAATAATCTGTATTTGCACTGGCAACAACCCAGTAATCTTTCAGCGCCAACTCATCTAGGCACCTACGAAATAACTGTGCGATTGTTATTTTGCCATCTGTAAACCACGAAGCTTGTACTTTGTAACCGCTCAGAAGTTCTAAGCCATCCACAGCGCCCAAAGAAATAATGGGCTTAGCTTCTATGGCTTCACGTTGGAATGTCATTTGATCCGCAAGAACTCGGCCGACGTGGACCAAAGAATTATCTTGATAGATAAGCACAGCCCAAAATTGTTCTGATGTTGTGGCAATTGCTTTAAACTCGCCCAGTACTGTGTTGGATGGCATGACCCAATAACTTGTACTGCGTGAAGGTCTGATAGCATTTTGATAAAATGTATCGCCTTCACCATCGCGTTGTATTTCGTAGCCATCGCCCGCAAGTTTTAACTCTGTGCCACCTGATCCCGAACCGCTCGGCGCATCCCAAATCTCAACGCGGTGCAGTTTGCCCGTAACCGAATAAAACGAACCATAGTATTTCCTTGCCATTATCCTCTTCTTGAATCTTTGTTATATCGTTCCAATACTATCGCCAAATCGCGCCCCTGTATTGTGGTGCTAGCAACGTAGCCGCTTTGCTCGTTTGTGTTTAGCATGCCCTTCAATTTATCAAGTGGTGCTATTACTTCAGGGTTAGAACTTGCGCCGGGATATTCTCCCACCAATCCCAATGTCGGCCCGCTCACAATACCACCCTCGGCGAATGCTGTAGCCTGTGGGCCTTTGTTCAGCATGTTAGTGATCACCGCAGAACCCGCAATCAATGCAACACCCGCAGCAGCTGCAAGCACAGGGTTTTTAATTAGCAACTCCTTAAATGCCTTTGACGCTGTAGCCGTTGCAATCAATGCTTGTCCAAATGATTTCATGAATGCCGCAACCGCTCCCAGTAATTTCTTGCCAAAATCTTGAAAGCTTCCAATTTGGCCCGTCATAATATCGCCCAACAATACCCCAAACGCTTCGAGCCCGTCAGCCGTCAAATTATTAAACGCCTGGTTAACGCCCTCCATTGATTTTGTCATTCTCTCCTGATAATCCTCAGCGTCTAAAGCCTGCCTTAGTTCAGATGCTCGAATCTCTCGCTCGGCTTCCGTCATGGCTTTGCTAGTAGACTGAATAGGCCCGCTAATTGGCTTAGGGTTTAGTTTTGGCGTTGCTTTGTCTATGCCTTGTCTGTCAATAGCAAAATAACTGCTTACTCGCTCTTGCCCTTCCCTTTCTATTTTGGCCTGCTCTTCGTTAAACTTACGCTGTTTTGCAAGGCGTTTGTTATAAGCATCTTGCTGCTGTTTTAAAACATCTGCTGCGTGCTCGGCTTGTTTGACCGCCTCTTCTGTATTGTAATTGTCGCGCTCAATTTTTAAAACTAAAAGAGCTGTTTTAGTATCGTCAATTATTTTTCCCCAATTCTCTTTATTGTTTTTGCCAAAATTGGCGCGAGCCTTTTGTAAAGTTATATTTAAGTTTTGCTCTTGCTTAGCAAAAGACCCCAGCTTGTCGCCCTTGGCTTCTAGGATTTTAATATCATTTTCATTTTTTGCTATGGTCTTGTCAAGAGTATTGTTTAAACTTTTTAACGCGGCATCCGCGGGAAAAATTGCGTCTTTTAATTTGTCAAAGTTTGCGACTAGTGCGCCAATTCCTGCAATAACAACACCAATACCTATAGACATTAAGGCCGTTCTAAAGGCCAAGGTTGCCCCTGTTGCGCCTGCGGTTGCGCTCGTGTATACTCTGTTTGCTAGGGCGAGCACTCCCGTTTTGGTTGCATTCTCATCTAGCAACACTTTTTGTATGGCTTGCACTCCATTCACCAAAGCAATGGCGCCCTGAAGCTTTACCATTGTTTTCTGTAGATCTTCATTCTCAACGCCTGCCAATGCAAGTGCGCCCTCAACGGCCCCAAAAGCCCCGGCTATAGCGCCAACTGCACCCAATACCGCATCGAGGCGTCGCGTATCACTTGCGAAATATGCAACCTCTGCACGTGCATCGCCTATGCTATCTTTAATGCTACCCGCTTCACGAATAAACTGATCTGCAGAAGCCGCAAACTCTGGGCCTAATGCCCGCGCTTCCATTGCTAACTGAGTCAACTGCCTAACAGTTGCCATAGTTGGGTTTTTTGTTGCAATCGCGGCCAGCTTCTCCTCAATGCTTTTTGCACTCTTCGCCACATCGGCAGACATTTCACCGCCCGCCTTTTTTATTACCGATATCGCATCATTAAAGCCCTGTCTGAGCTTTTCAATGTTTGCGCCAATTACTATATTTAACGACCTTGCCATTTTTATAATTCAATTCTATAACTATCCTCTTGCAATAAATATGCGCCATCTTCGAGCAACAAATAACTGGCAGCAGATGGCACTGGCGCGGCATAAATGTAATTTATAATAAAGTCCTGAGCAACGTGATAAATTCCCGCAAATCCTGCCTCATCTTCAACCAAATGCACCTCGCCATCGAATTCAATCGCTTGGCAGTAAACCCCATTAAAAGTATCTGGAAAGGTAGCAGCTTCAAACGCGGCCCGAACCTGTGCGGCTGTGTCCATCGCATCGGCAAACGTGGCGCCAAAACTACTAACTTGCACCCGAGCAAAGTCTGTGCGTGAGTGGCTTGTATTGGTAGGGCTTGCAATTACGCTGACTAAATTATAAGCGATTGCAGGAAAAGCAGACTCTTGCGGAATCCGCAAAGGATTTAAGCGAGTGGAAACCAACGCCGTAAGGTCTGACGCATTGCTTAAAATGTTATATACTATTTTTATGGGTGCGCTCATGCCTTGGCGTCCGGTGTTAATTTATCAAAGACATGCGAATATAGTTTAACCGCTTCCTCAATACTAATATAGTCGGATTCCTCCCATGGAAATGTTAACAGCCTTTTCGGTTCGA